GACTCACACCATCACAGGTTGCAATCGCTAAAAAACTAGGTGTGCCATTAGAAGAATACGCTAAATACGTGAAGGAGTAGCATATGAATAAAAAAACAAAAACCTCACGCTCATCTCAAACTAGAGAGAAAACTGCCAGAAGGCAGCCTTGGCGACCACCATCTAGGTTGGACGCGCCTGAGCCACCAGCCGGATTTCAATATCGTTGGATTCGTGCTGAAGTCATGGGACAAGAAGACAAAAAGAACGTAGCATCTCGAATGCGAGAAGGTTACGAACCAGTTAGACTGGAAGAACTTGGAGACTTCGATGCCCCAACAGTTGACGACGGAGCTATGAAAGGCGTTGTTTCAGTAGGTGGATTACTGCTAGCCAAAATACCTAAAGAAATTGTTGATGAACGAAATGAATATTTCCGTCAGCAAACCGAAGATCAACAGGAAGCTGTTGATAATAATCTTCTAAGGGAGCAGCATCCTAGTATGCCTATAGACAATCCAGATAGGCAATCGAGAGTAAGCTTTGGCGGTGCAAAAGAATCTAAATAGATTTTACACCTAACAACATTGTTCAAAGATTTGGATTAATAACTAATAATTTATTAGTCTGAGGAGGACTATAATTATGGCAAATAAAGACGCAGCTTTCGGGTTTAGGCCCGCAAGATCGATGAGTGGCGGGGAAATTCGTACAGAAGAATACTCAATTGCCTCTACTTACACAACTGCGGCCATTTATACTGGTCAAGTTGTTGAGTTAGTTGCAGGAGGCGGCATAGAAGCTGCAGCTGCAGGAGACACCCAACAAGGTGGTGTTTTCGGTGGCGTATTCTATACGGACCCAACTACTTCAAAACCTACGTACTCTGCTTATTGGCCAACTAGTACAGCCGCTACTGATGCAGTAGCTTCTGTATATGCAGACCCTAATCTTGTGTTTGAAGCACAACATGACGGATCAGCTACAGTTGCTAATAACAACAATGCTAACCACGACTTCGTTGGTGTTGCTGGGAGTACAACAACTGGATTATCCACATCTGAAATTGATACTAGTACTTATACTACTACAGCTTCTGGTGGATTCAGACAAATCGGGTTCTCAAAAGATCCTGATAATAGCGACACAAGCTCAGCTAATGCTAATGCATATGTTATGTTTAACACTGGCGAGCACGCGTATAAACTTATAACCGGACTATAGGAGGATTTAAATTATGGCTATAAACAGAGCACAACTTGCTAAAGAGTTAGAACCTGGTTTGAATGCACTATTCGGACTAGAGTACGCACAATACGAAAACCAACATGCTGAAATTTTTGACACAGAGAATTCTGACAGAGCTTTTGAAGAAGAAGTAATGATGTCAGGCTTCGGTGCATCACAAGTAAAACCTGAAGGTCAGGCCGTTACTTTTGATTCTGCAACTGAGTCATTCACAGCACGTTACACACATGAGACAGTGGCATTAGCTTTCTCAATAACTGAAGAGGCTGTAGAGGATAACCTTTACGATAAAGTCAGCACTCGTTATACGAAAGCACTTGCACGTTCTATGGCTCACACTAAACAAGTGAAAGGCGCTAACGTTCTTAACAGAGCGTTTAACAGCTCTTACACTGGTGGTGACTCAAAAGAACTTTGTGCAACTGACCACAGTACTACGGGTGGAGACGTTAAAAACGAGCTTACAACAGCTGCAGACCTTAACGAAACATCACTAGAGCAAGCACTAATTGATATTGCTGCTTTAACTGATGACAGAGGTCTAAAAGTTGCTGCTAAAGCACGTAAGATGATCATCCCATCAGCACTACAGTTCACAGCTGAAAGACTTATGAAGTCTGCTGGTAGAACTTCAACTGCTGATAATGATATCAATGCAGTGAAAAGTATGGGCATGGTTCCTGAAGGGTATGCAGTTAACAATTACTTAACTGATACAGACGCTTGGTTTATTAAAACCGACGTATCTGATGGAATGAAGCATTTCCAAAGAGCAGCAGTAGCTACTTCTATGGAAGGTGATTTCGAAACTGGTAACGTTAAATACAAAGCTAGGGAAAGATACAGCTTCGGTTGGTCTGACTGGCGTGGTATTTTTGGTTCACCAGGTGCTTAATTCTTAAAAGCAATACAAAACAAAATTAGGGCGGCTTCGGTCGCCCTTTTTTATTGCATTTGATAAACTAAAAGAGTATATTTATATCACTGCACAAATAAAATAGTCAGCATGGACGAGTGCAGTCGACAATTCTCAAGACGATGCTGGCGGAAAAGGAGACAAATATGGCAAAAACAACTTTTTCAGGTCCATTAAGATCTGAAGATACTTTTAAAACAGTCAGTAAAGCGGCATCTACTGGAACGATTACTGAAGTCATCACTTTAGGTGATGGACCCGTTACATTAGGAGATGAAGACAAAACTCTTACTAATGCAACACATAGTGGAAGACTACTTGTAGTTCCAGCTATTACAGCAAATAGAACTATCACACTACCATCGCCAGTTGCTGGTGCACACTTTAAATTTATTTATGGTGGTGCTGCAGAAGAAGCAGAAAACATTATCTTTGATACAGGCGCTGACGCTAATTATTTCATTGGTGGCGTTGTTCATGCAGATTCAAATGCTGATAATGTAACTATTTATGCTGATGGTAACTCTAACTCAACACTAACTCTTACAGACTTTGGTGGTATGGAGATTAACATTTTAGCTAAAGATAGTACTAATTGGCTAATTTGGGGTTACTCAGAAGGTGCAGACGCTCCGGCATTTGCAGACCAATAATAGTAATAATAACAATGTGGGCGCTTAGGCGCCCACAGTTTCTTGATTAAGGAGGGAAACATATGGCAGATACAGTAACAGGACCAACGATCCTACAACAAAATGATAATCGTGTTACGATTAAGATAGTCAATCAATCAGATGGCTCAGGTGGAACAACCGTATTCGGTGACGTTTCAGCAATGGCAGCACGCGCAGATGGAACTTCTGTAGCACACTTAGCACTAATGAGAGTTTGGTTTGCATGTGACACAGGGGATGGTGGAGATTCTTATGCTCGTCTAGACGAAGAAGATGATGATGGTGATATTCCAGTGATTGGACTAACCGGAACTGGGTATTGGGATTTTAGAGAGTTCGGCGGTATACCAGCTGATAAATCAAGCAACACTAACGAAAGTGATGTTAATCTTGTAGTTCCAAGTACAGCAAATGCTGGGAATATGTACACAATTATAGCTGAATTCCAAAAGATTTATTAGGAGTAATATATGGCTGTATCAGATTCCACAGATTTCAATCTGGACGCTGCTGAGGTTATCCAAGATGCTTACGAAAGATGTGGACTACAAGAAATATCAGGTAAAGATTTACGTTCAGCTGTACGTAGTATGAATTTACTTATGGCTGAATGGGCCAATCGTGGTCTTAACTTATGGACTGTAACACTTGGTACACAGGCAACAACTGCAAGTGATAATGATTATTCACTAGGTACAAATGTTGTAGATCTTTTGGAAGTTGTATTAAGAGATTCAAACAATGTTGATACAACTTTATCTAGAATTAGTCGTGCAGACTACCAGATGTTACCAAAGAAAAGTTCTGAAGGTAAATCTTCACAATTTTATTTAGAAAGAACAACTACACCAACTTTATACCTATACCCAACACCTGATGTATCCACATATACAATAAGGTATTACTATTTAAAAAGATTAGATGATATCGATGTACCTACTGATGATCCTAATGTACCTTTTAGATTTTTACCTTGTTTAACTGCTGGAATGGCTTATTATTTGGCAATGAAAAAGGCTCCTCAGAAGATGCCTCCTTTGAAACAAGTATACGAGGAAGAGTTTAAGAGAGCTATGGATGAAGACAGGGATCGTGCTAGTTTTAGTGCAATTCCTGGAAGAGCTTATTTTAATAATTATTAATAGGAGGACTAAATATGGACAAATTAGTAGCTATGAAAGACTGGGTAATGAATCTTGATAAGAAAAAAAAGATTGCTCTTGCCGCAGGTATTGCTATTTTAATTTTTATTATAGTAGTTAGTTAATGGAACCTAGATCTTCAACAGATTATATTGTTATCCATTGTGCAGCGACTAAATCTAAAATGGACATAGGAGCTGACGAAATTAAAAAATGGCATGTCAATGATAATGGATGGCGTGATATCGGATATCATGTAGTAATCCGTAGAAACGGAAATGTAGAACATGGTCGTGCTCTAGATGATTCTGGCGCACATGCAAAAGGATATAATCATAAGAGTATTGGTCTTTGCATGGTTGGTGGAATGGCTGACGATGGTTCTGCTGAAGATAATTTTACTGATCAACAGTGGACAGCTTT